AAAGATTCGTGCTGAGTCCACTGCGGCCCAGTCGATCATTATCAAGGACCTCAAAGAGAACTACATTCGCCCCTACGGCTTGGCCCTGTCTATTGATGACGTTAGGCCAATGACCAAGAAGGAAGATCGAATGAGGGCTGCTTTGTCGCCTCGGTACGAGAACCGTCAGATTTATCACTATGTCGGTGGTAACTGCGAAATCCTCGAAAATGAGTTGGTACTCCAGAATCCTCCCCATGATGACGTCAAAGACTGTCTAGCTTCGGTTATGGATATTTGTGTACCCCCTAGCCTAGAATACTTCGGAGGTCAGCGTCAGCGGACCCAGTACGTCAACAAGCGATTCGGAGGAATCAACTAACATGTCGAAATTTGGAGATGCTTTCTCTGCGGCCCGTAAGGCCGGTAAGAAAGAGTTTACGCACAACGGTAAGAAGTACAATACGAAGACCAAGGAAGAGGCTGCCGCTAAGGGCCCTAGTAAGGTACCCGATCGGCGTCCCGATACCAAGAAGGCTCCCAAGGAGCCCGTAAAGGGTCTCAAGAAGGTAACGGCCCCAAAGCCCAAGCCGAGCCAGCTCCCTGATGGTCGTAAGCCCACTAAGGGCAAGAAGTATACTGGTCCCGCAGGTACCCCCAATGCCGCCCGCGCAGCTCGTAAGGGTTACAAGACCGGTGGTGGGTTCTAAAAAGTGGTCAAGTACAAGGGCCGGGAGCAGTCTAAAAACGTAGAAGATAAACGTACCCCAAAAAAGATACGCAACTCTATGGGCAAAGACTACTCTGGTCCGGCTCCTACTGTTGTCGAGAAGAAAGATATCTTAAAGTACCTAGGTGGTAATTATCCTTCTACTACAGGCAGACAAGTTAGAAAGTACCACAAGTAATGCCAAAGAAAACCTTTGATGTCCTCAACCTAATCAATCCCGACGATACCGGCAAGGCCATCGCACGGTTTTGGTATGAGTGGGACAGCTACCGTGATCCGTGGAAGAAAGACAAGCAAGAACTCCGCAACTACGTTTATGCTGTCGATACTACGACCACAACCAACGCTAAGCTCGATTGGTCTAACAAGACCACGATCCCCAAGATTTGTCAGATTCGTGATAACCTAATTGCCAACTACGAAGCTACAATGTTTCCTAAGCGGAAGTGGCTCGATTGGGAAGCGGCGTCTCACGAAGACAACGACATGCTCAAGCAGAACAACATCAAGAACTACATGTTCTGGAACGTTGAGCAGCCCTACTTCAAGGAAGAGGTTAAGAAGCTCATCCAAGACTACATTGACTACGGTAACTGTTTCTCTACCGTAGAATGGGTGGATAACTCCGTTGAGGTCGGTGGTCGCATCAAACCGGGTTTTACCGGCGCGCGCCCCGTCCGTATCCACCCTCTCAATATTGTATTCAATCCTACCGCATCTTCCTTCGCCGACACGGCCAAGATCATTCGATCTGTGATGTCGATTGGCGAAGCGAAAGAGTTCATGACTCGACTCACTAAAACCGAAGAAGAGCGAGTGATCGCCGAGAAGGTCTTCTCCGAGTGCATGAACAACCGCAGTCAAGTCTCTACGATCCCTCCGGGTGACTTCCAAGAGCTCGACGAGCAGTATATGGTAGACGGCTTTGGTTCGTACGTTAATTACCTCCAGAGCGAGTATGTAGAGCTCCTCACCTTCTACGGTGACTTCTACGACAAGGAACGCGACGAACTCCTGCGCAATCATATGATTGTCGTCATGGATCGTTGCAAGGTGATCTTCAAGGCTCCTCACCCCTACCCCCTCGCCGAGCTGCCTATTTGGCACTCCGGTTGGCGCGTACGTCAGGATAACCTCTGGGCAATGGGCCCTCTCGATAACTTGGTCGGTATGCAGTACCGCCTCGATCATATTGAGAACATGAAGGCCGATCTCTTCGATCTCACTACTTTCCCGCCCCTCAAGATTAAAGGGTTGGTTGGTGAGTTTGAGTGGGGCCCGATGGAGAAAATTTTTGTCGATAGCGACGGTGACGTCGAACTCATGACTCCCCAGACTAACGTCGTCCAAGTAGACCTCCAGATTCAGAGGTACGAACAGATGATGGAAGAAATGGCTGGCGCTCCCAAGGAAGCGATGGGTCAGAGGTCCCCGGGTGAAAAGACTGCGTACGAAGTACAGCGCCTAGAGAATGCCGCCTCTCGTATCTTCCAAAACAAAATTGGACAGTTCGAAGAGCAGCAGATCGAAAAGATTCTCAACGGCATGTTGGTGTACGCCAAACAGTACCTCACCCCGACTAGTATCCGCATTGTCGATAACCAGTATAACACTGTTGACTTTGCAACCATTCGCGCTGCTGATCTCTCTGCTAACGGACGTCTCAAGCCCGTAGCCGCGAGGCATTTTGCCGAGCGAGCGGAACGTATCCAGAACCTCAATAACTTCGCTGCGTCGCCCCTATATGGTGACCCGGCCATTAGCGTCCACTTTAGTGGCTTGAAGATGGCTAAGATGATGTCGGAGGAACTGGACCTCGAAGAGTGGGATATTGTTCAGCCGTTCGTACGTCTTTCTGAGAATGCTCAGGCTACTCAGCAGCAGAACTCATACGACGAGAGCACTATGGCCCAGATCGATACACCTTCCGGTATGACCCCGGATGATTTCTCGGACCCCGCCAATGACGCTCTCGCATAAGTGGACTCAACACCTACGTGGTGAAGAGGCAAACAAATTCCGTGAACTCCTATTGGTGGACACGGTTATCTTAGGTCGCTTGCTCGCGATCGTCGAAGAAATGGAGAGGGAGGTAGAGCAATCCGACCTTTCCATCAATGAGTACACTAATCCGGCTTTCCCTTACCTCAAAGCTGACCGCAACGGAGAAATCCGGGGTTTGAGGAAAGTCCAATCACTCTTATCATTTTTAAAGGAATAAGCATTGACCGATGCAAACTCAAATGACCCGTTCAAGACCCTGAATGAGGTTAACTACGTCGAGGAAGTAAAGAAGAAGTTCGCCACTGAAACCGGTGAACTCGACATCGAAAAGCTCGCGCGTGGTAAGTACGAAGCCGATGAGTTCATTAAGCGGGTTACCGCCGAGAACGAACAGCTTCGATTGAAAGCAGAACAGGGTATGGCCCTCGAAGACTTCTATAAGAAGGTCAAGGGCGAACCTACTGTCGGTGATAATGGACATCCCATTGTAGACCCGAAGGAACTGTCTCCCGCTTCTCCCGAGGATATCGAAAAGATTATCCGCGAAACTCTGTCAAAGACAGACAATGAACGTCGCGCTCAGGCTAACCGTGACGCTGTTATCTCCAAGCTCAATGAGGTTTGGGGTGACAACGCCACGAAGGAACTGAACAACGCAGCTCGCGCACTCGGTATGAGTGTCGAAGACCTACGAGATGTTGGTCTCCGGAGCCCCGATGCTCTCTTCCGTATGATTGGTCTCAGCACTCCCAGTGCTCCGAGTGGTACTGTTGCCCCGACCGGTGGCTTCAACATTCGTAGTGAATCTGGCGGCGCTCGCAATCAGAAGTTCTACAGCGAATTGCGTAGGACTAACCCCAAGCTGTACAATGACCCCAAGACGCAGGCGCAGGAAATGCGTGATGCCCTCAAGTTAGGTACGGCATTTTTTGAATAAGTAAATGGAGAAGAAATAAATGGCTTTTTCTACTCAGTCGACTGAACATCTGATTCGGTCGAATCTGTGGTCCTCGAAGCTCAAGGAAGTGTTTCTTGAAGACCTCGTGGCCATGCAGTGGATTGACATGGTAGAAGACTTTCCGGATGGCACTACGATCAACATCCCGTCGATCGGTCAGGCGGAAGTCTCGGACTATGCTGAAAATCGCCCGGTTGTGTATACTGCATTTGATACTGGTAACTTCACGTTCACCATTTCGCAGTACAAGCAGACCGGCCTGTATATCACTAACAAGATGAAGCAGGACTCGTTCTACTTCGAACAGCTTTCCGCAAAGTTTGTTCCGAATATGTATCGTGCCCTCGCTAAGCAGATGGAAGTCGACGCCCTCAAGGTTGGTCCTGACGGTCAGACTGCTTCCAACCCCAACACGATTAACGGTGCTGCTCACCGTTGGATTGGCTCCGGTACCTCGGAAGCAATTGCTATTAAGGACTTCATGTTCGCTACGTACGCCCTAGAGCTTGCGGCTGCGCCCATGACAAACCGAGTAGCCATTGTCGATCCGTCGGTTGAGTTTACTCTCAAGAACCAGACCAATCTCGTCTCGCTCGATAACAACCCCAAGTGGGAAGGTATCATGCGCGACGACCTGATTACGGGTTCGCACTTCTCGTTCAACATCTTGGGTTGGGACGTTTATACTTCTCTCAATCTCAAGAAGTCCGTTAACGAGACGATCACCGGCCCGGCTGGTTCGAAGACTTCGGCGGCTGGTGTCGCTAACCTCTTCTTCTCGGCTGCCCCCGATGCGCGTCCGTTTATCGGTCTCGTTCGCGAACAGCCTCACGTCGATAGTGAATATAACAAAGACTATCAGCGCGAAGAGTACGTGTCGACCTGCCGTTATGGTTTTGGTCTCTGGCGTCCGGAAGCACTCATCACCGTCATCACCGACACTGACGTCGTTGCTTAATTAGGAGATAATGGAAAATGGGTATTTGGTATAATAACGACGGCCTTCGCATCAAGCTTGGTGTAGATGAGGCCCGCGTTACTCGCGGCGGTGAGTACGCTTCTTATGGCGACTTTCGTGAATACGAAGTTGTCATTGGCCCCCTGACTGCTCTCGGTACTTCGGAAGCTATTCAGGCTCACGGTGTTCTCATTCCGGCAGGCTTTTTCATCGAAAGTGTTGATGTTATCGCCAACGTTGCCGCTACTTCCGGTGGCTCCGCAACACTCGATGTCGGTCTTATTCGGCAGAACACTACGACTGCGTACGACGATGATGGTCTCGTTGCTGCTCTGGCACTCGCCAGCATCAACGTTGCCGGTGAAAGGACTGTCTTGACTGCTGGTGTTACTAGTGCCGGTGCCCTCATTGGTACCGCCCTCGCCAACACCGGTCTGATTACGGCTTCTTACAACACCGCAGCGTTTACTGCCGGTGAAGTTACCGTCCGTATTCGTGGCTACCAGCCGTGGCCTGCGGTTACTAACCAGTAAGATTGATTGGGGGTCGCGAGGCCCCCTTTCTTTTAACAAATGGAGTTGTAATGGCTAGTTC